CCCGGACCTCGCCCAATCGTCACCGAACGGCTCGACCATCCAGTAAGCCGCCCACCACTTCAGCTGTCGGAGCGAGACCAGCTTCGACAGCGTCTCCACATCCCATTCCCCACACGCGAGGGCCAGCCTCCCGAGGAACAGCGTCAGGGGCTGGCCACGGATTTTTCCGCCTCGGCCTCGATCTCCTTGTCGTCCACCTTGAGGAGCTTGACTCCGACGGTAAATACCTCCGTGAGCCCGTCGGGCTTCCAGGCGGCAAGCGTCGGAACATCGGCCTCGGTGAACAGCCGCTTGCCCGCCTCGTCGCAGAGTAGGAGAGACGCCAGCTTTGCCCGGTATGGTGAGTTAGCGATGTCCTTGTTTTTCTCGCACCAAAGCCCCCATTCGTCGTAGAGTTGCGCGGTGGGATCCAGAAGGAACACATCATCGCCCCATGCAACGACATGGAGCCGCGTCGGTGGGGCTGGCTTGTTTGCGTCGAGGGCCAGGAGATCATCGCGCGTGAGCATCGTTACCCCATGAATTGAAACTGGTACGAACCTTGAATCAGTTCACCGGCGGAGCCGACACGCTGGACGCTCGCCAGTTGCGCCGGCCAGCTGGTGGCCACCCCGCCGATAGTGAAGGCGAGCGTTGCCGACAAGCCGATGTCGGCGCGGCCGAATGGGGGATTCCCCCAGCACCGGAAAGAGATCGAGCCCGGCTCGATCATGGTGATTTCGACCTGGCGGATCACCCGCGTGTTGCCACCGCTGCCGACGATCGTGGCCGAGGCCCCGGTCGTGTCAGTCGGGGACGCTGCGGTGTAACCCTCGTCGAAGCCGATCAGGCCACCGAGCGCAACGCCGTTGAACGATACGGTAGCGCCTTGCGCTGATGGGATGTCTGCCATGACGCCCCCAGATCAGCCAGTGATCTTGAACGTGGCCGTACCCTTGACGTACTCGCCGACGGCTCCGCCCTCTTCGACATCGGTACAAAAGGCATTGCCGGTGATGCCCAGGCCGGAGCAGCTGATCGCATACTTTGTGCCCTTCACTGGGGCATTCTTTCCGAAATACTCAAGGGAGATTTCATCACCTTGCTTGAGTGGCTCGGACTGATAAATCCGCAGCGAGTCGACCGCTTGGGAGCAGTCCGAAACCTCGACAAGCGGTCGAGACTCTTTCCGCTTGATGTTCGTCGCCCGAAACTCAATCGCATTGAAAGAGAACGTCAGGCCCTGCATCGTGTCGATTGTGGCGGGCGCGACGGCCATGGCTATTCTCTCCAGCGGATGAAGATTTGCAGTTCGACGACGAAGTAGCTGGGCAGATCCTGCCCATCGGTCAGGTAGACCGCGGTTCCGTCGCGGTCAGCCGCGACGTGAACGTGATCGATGATGGCCCCATTGGCGGTGCCGGTGAAGTTCTGGCCGGCGGCCACGATTGCATCAGCCACCGTCCGGGCCGACGTCCAACTGGCCCCGCAGACCTCGACGGAGAACTCCCCGTCGGCGAATCCGGTCAGACCGCTCGTCTGGAGTGGCCTGTCGGTTGACTCCCGGGCGTAGACGGCGAAGGGCAGGGGGGCAGACTCCGAGACAGCCACCGGGAAAGCGGTAGCCCCGGCCGTCTCGATCGTGGCCTTGAGCCAGGCTTCGGGACTGCTCATTCGTCACCCCCGGCCGGGTCGGCTTCGATCACGCCAGCGGCCAGCAGCGCGGCCAGCTCGGCATGGTTGACGAAGAGAACATCCCCCGGCTTGTACGGGCCGTGGGGGGCCGTGAATCGAATGAGGACGGTGTTCATGCGGATCTCCTTCAGCGGGGGCGGGTAGCGTTTTCTCGGACGGCCCGTTCAAGGCTCACGCCCATTTCAATTTCCATGTTCGAGAGGATGCCGGACCTCTTCGAGGCGAGCGTGTCGCGGAGCATGTGTCGCGGTGGCATGGTGCCGGTGGAGCCTTGGCCAGCGCTAAACTTTGACCGGGCCTTGACGCCACCACGCTTGGCGACCGCTGTCTTCCGGTGGCGCGGCTTGCTGCCTTGCTCGACGAGGACCGAGTGGTCGCCCTTCTGGTTTTTCTTCTTTCCCTTTCGTGAATACCCAACGATGCCGATGGCGGTCCCGCGGAAAGCCTCACCGCTTCCGCGGGAAATCTTCGTGCCAAACTTCACGACCGTGATGACGCTCCGCCGGAGGTTCCCGGTGGCCCCTCGAGGGGTCGCAGACTTGAGGGCTGGCACGAATGGCTTGATGGATCGACGGATGGCGGCCTTCAGGTGCTTCCGGGCCAGCGAGCCGGGGAGCTTGGCATAGGCGCGGATCAGATCGTCGAGATCGCGGTTGGACTTGTCCGAGAAGAAGGCGGAGAAGAACAGGCCTGTGGCGCTCATGTCTTTTTCTCCCCGGCCTGGATCGTCTGCTCGGGATCGGCGTCGTCACCGACGACCGACGAGACCATCAGGATCCGGCCGAGCCGGCTTTCCCAGACGATCCGAGAGGAACCGTCGAGCCCGGGGACCGAGGGGACAACGATCAGGTAGGACGCATTCCCGGAGGTCTGGCCCTGGTCTCGGGACTCGGAGTAACCGACCTGCTCGATCGAGCCTCGCCGGCGGCAGATCGTCACCCAAGAGATCGAGGAGATCTCACCGACGGAGTTGCGCGTCTCGACCGGCCGCTCGAAGCGGAAGGTATGGACCTTCAAGCCGGCGGCGGTACGGTCGCCCATGTCAGTAGGCTCCCGTGATCGAGATCGACGCCAGGAGCGTCTCAATGCCCATGGGGAGCGGGCTGGCGATCGTGCCGACAACCACGCCCTCCCGGTTCTTGAACCCGTGGGCGACGTAGAGAAGGATCACCGATTCAGCCGCGGGCTCGATCCGGCCAGCCAAAGCGGGCCCGGCCCAGAATGTGACGACCAGGGGGTTGTCGTCGTCGAACGTCGGCCAGGTGGAGAACCGGATCACCGCCGGGGAGGAATCGGAGTCGACCGTGTAGGTGGCCGATGAGATCACCACCCCGCCGACCGTGATCACCAGCGGGTGCGTCCCGTCCACTAGGAGCGGCGGGACAGGGATCCGCAGCCCGAGGCGGCCGGAGCCCTGGTAATAGATGTGGTCGTGGTGGCAATGATCGTGGCCGTGGCCGTGTCGATACAGGTCATGCTCGAACGTGGCCCGGAACTGGCGGGTGGCCAGCGTCGTGCCGAGCCGCTGTTCCACGAACCGGCGGCCGGTGGAGATCAGGCGCAGGAGCAGGGCATCATCGTCCGACTGCTCCGGCAGTAGGCCCACCTGCCCCTTGGCCGCAGCCAAAGAAACCGGCTCGACCTCCGGTTCGGAGATTGCCTTGAGGGAGCGGAGCTTGATCATCGGCCCCCCGAACTACTTGGTGGCGCGCTGGACATTCTTCGCGGCGCGGGCGTCAGCCCGCTCGATGACTTCGGTGGGCTCGACGACGGGCGTGGCCTCGAAGGTTGCAAGGCCACAGTCGACAAGATGCCTGGCCATCCCCTCGGGGAACGACACCACGGCACCGGCCTGGTGGTCGCCGTAATCGCGGCTGAACTTGATCGAGAGGGAGGGCATGGACATCGGGGGGCTCCAGAAGAGAGACGGCCGGGCGAGGTTGGAGCCTCGCCCGGCCGCTGAGAATCACGGGCGGATGATGGGATCAGATCAGGAGGTGGCCTGGACGATTGCACCGGCGTATTCGGGGCCGTGGTTGCTCAGACCGAATCGGCCGTGAGCCAGGAAGACCGTCTGGTTCTCGCGGGCCTTCAGCTCGCGGAGCGGGGTGACCGACAGATCCTTCCGCATGGCCAGCGCGGTCGTCATGCGGTAGGCCCCGTAGACGGCCAAGACGTTGGCCGGCAGGGTGTCGGTCTTGTAGACCGGAACCCCCCAGACGCTCAGGCCAGGAGCTCCACCGCCGACCATCGGCTGAACGTAGCGCGTTCCCTCAAGGGCGAGCAGCTGGCCCCAGCCGGCGGCCGAAACGACCCACGCGAAATCACCCATCACCATTGGATCGATGGAGCCGATGACCGTGCCGACGTTGGCCGCGGAGATCGTTCCACCGACGGCAACGGTCGCCTTCCGGCCAGCCGAGATCCCGGCATAAAGACCGGCGATCGAATTGCCGGAATGGCCCGCGAGCCAGGTCGTGTCGTAGAACTTGGCGAAGGCATTCCCGATGAACTGCGTGACGTAGCTGGCGACATCCAGCGGCGAGTCGTTCAGCAGGTTGTTCGACACATCGACTTCCGCCTTTGCGTCGTAGACGGTCAGCGTGACCTTGGAGGTCGTCGGATCCTGCGCCGTCGGCGCGGTGTTCTCGGCGACGAAGTCGGCCGTTACAAGGCCGAGCTTCGGAACGTCGACCGTCCGGCTGTTGGTGTTGATCGTGAGCGCGAGTTGCGCACCGATCGACTGCCGGTTGATTACGTTGACGATCTCGTTGTAAAGATCGACCGGCGGATTGAACTCGATCCCAGCCCCGGCGGAGCCGGTCTCGGACAGGGCCCGGGCGTTCACCGTTCCATCGCGGAGACCGCGGAGGTACTGGGAGACCCGGAGCAGACGGGCCTCGTCGGAGTAGACCGTCCGGCCGAACGATGCCAGCTGTTGCGTCTGCGGCTTCTCGCCGGGATCCGCGGAGCGATGCTCGGCGGCGTTACTGGCCGCGGTGCGGAGCCGGGAGAGTCGCGCGTCGGTTGCGTTCTCACGCTCGAGGTCGACAGCGATCGAATCGGCCCGGGCTTCGAGCTCACCGAGGCGGCCGAGGTTGTCGGCCTGCTCCTGGTCACTCTCGGGGGCGGCGGAGCGGAGGGCCTCGATGTCGGCGTGGATCTTCGCGGCCTCGTCCTGGAGACGCCGGCGGGTGCTGACGGGATTCATCTGGTGGTCTCCAAGGATCGGTGTGCGGTGTCGATGACACACGCACGATCCCGGAGACGGTCATCCCGGTGAAGTTGCCGGTTGTAGCGTACAACTCACCGCGGCTTCCGACAGCCGCACGGGCAATCCTTCTCGCACTTCATTTCGATCCGGCCATCGGGTCGATAGATGCCGTTGACGCACTTCCCGCCACAGCCACACTTCGAGGGAGCCGGTGCCGGGGGCGGCGTCGGTGCCATCTCCGGGGCAAACGTGGCATACGCGGCAGCCACGGCCGCGGCGGCGCGTGGGGGCTCGCGGTCGATCTCCGTAGGATCGGCGGAGAGGGAGGCGAGCCAGGCGAGGAGGGTGCGGTAGATGGTCATTGGCTACCTCCTTCGTCATGGTCAATCCAGGCAGAGATTGACGCCGAGAGCCGCGCGAACAGCCACCACGCAGCGAGGACAACGCACACGCCGAGACCACTTCCGACTGCGGCAAGGCCACCGATCCAGAGGACGATCTCGAGGAGGACGGTATCCATCACCAGCCCTCCCCGTGATCGACGACACGATGACCATCGGCGTCGACCGGCGGGCTCCTGACGATCTGCTGCCGCTCGAGCTGCGGCGCGGGCTCGGCGGCCATCGCCATCCACAGCCCGAGGCGCGCGGCGATCCGGGCTAGCCGGCCGACGGCGGCGAGGACCGGCCGTTGGGGCGTCGGGTTGATCGGTGAGCTGGGCGAGGAGCCGAGCCACCAGCCGACGGCGAGGGTGACGACGACGATGGCGATCAGCTTGCGGTCGAGGGTCATGGCGGCCTCACGGGGCGAGGGAATAGACGCTGGCGATGATGCGGGCGGGTTGCGGGCGGGCGGCTGCCGGCTGGAGCCACGCGCCGTTGTCGAGGTCGCGGGCCTTCCACCCGTTCACGCCGGCGATGACGAACGAATCGCCCTGGGCCAGGATGGCTTCGATGTCCTTGCGGTCAGCCCAAAAACAGCCCTCTGGCATGTCCGCAGGGAAACGGCCTCCTCGCACCCACGACGATCCCCAAGAATTACAAACGAGGGCACCGTCTCGCGGGCTGCCGTTGGCCTTGTACCGGATGCCGATCACGACCATGCAGTGGGACCAGTTGCCACCTCGAGGAAGGAATCCGTCGGCGTCCCTGACGTTGGTCGCGGCAAAGCCGACGTTGGAGCAGATCGGCACCGGCATCCCGTTCTCGATCGCGGCCGCCAGCGAGTCCCATGAGTCGCAGAGGGCGACGCCCTGGGCGGTGTGCTCGGTCGCCTGCTTTGCTAGAGCGGCCGGGACGCCGTTCGCTCCCCAGTCTTTCGACAGCGAGATGTCGTAGGTCGAGAGATCGACGCTGCCATACTTCTGCCGGTAGAGGATGCCGCCGACGCCGGCCTTTGTGCCGACCACCCAGCGGGCCGCGGCGGCCCCGTAGGAGCCGTCGGAGTAGCCGGCGAACGTGATCGGCGGAAGCCTGCCGGCCGTCCGGCTGCCGCCGTAGATCGGCTCGGTGGCGACGAGCTTCGGGGGATCGGGCAACTCGCCCTCGGTCCAGTCCACGGCCTGCCCGACAAACGATCCCATAGCCCACCCGAACGAAACGCACGCGCCATGTGGACCCTGATTCCACACTTCAAACGGCCGACCGTAAACCGCTCGGTGTGCCCGGTCGGCGTGGCGGTAGAGGAACGTGTCGCGGTTCTTGACGTTTCGCAACACATCCGGGGCCGCGCCCTTGAACTCGGGCTGATCCAGCTCGGCCAAAAAATCGCGGACGCCTTCAGGATTCGGCGTGTACCCAAACCGGCTCTCCACCCCAGCGGCGAGCCGGTGCGTGGCCCGCTCGACGAGCGCTCCGATGACGGCCGCGAAGACGACGAAGCCCACGGCGCTCCAGGTCCAGACGGTGCGTTGCCGGGCGGTCATCGGGTCGCCTCCGCCGCTGCGGCCGACACGGCCCGGTACGCTCTCACCCACTTCGCCCGGCTGGCGGCATCGACCGGCCCGCCTTCGGTGCCGGCCTCCTGATCGAGGAAGGTCTTGATTGCATCGCGGACGGCGGGTTGCCGAGCCCCGAGCGACACGCCCCGCGTCCGCAGCTCGCGGGCGGATCTGCGAAGGTCATCGAACGCGGCCCCGGTGCGGAGGCGCGGCTCGGTCTGCTGCCCGTCCCACTCGATCGCGCCAGCCAGCTCCTCGAGGAGAGCGGCAGTCGTCGCAGCGTCGGTCGCGGCATCCGGCCCGACGAATCGGCCGCGGAGATCGAGCCCGACGACCGGCGAGGGGCCGGGGGCGGGCGGCGTTCCATTTTCTCGAATTGCGAACGCCACCATCGCCCCGGCGGCGAGGATCGCCAGCAGCGTGAGCGGGTGCGGGCCGCCTCCTGCCGCTGCCCCTGGCGTCCCCAGCGGCATGATGCCGGGCGGGACGACGGGCGTGAGTGGCGGCAGTGGCGGCAGCGCGGGCGCGACCGCTGGACGGGTCCAGAGCAGGTAGGCCACCGCGGCAGCGGCCAGGAGGAGGGCGGTCGTCATGCGACGGGCTCCGGGGCGGCAGCGCGGGTGAGCGTCAGAATCTGCTCGAGCGCCCCGCCGGCAGCCGACAGCACGAGCGTCCGAACGGCCGGTCGGACAATCCACCAGATCGGCCGGGCGAGCAGCGGCACGCAGGAATCGGCGACCGCGTCGAAGAGCGTCGACACGCAGGCCAGCGCCCACGCCTTTTTCCCCGGCCCGTCGAGGGTGTGGATCGTGTCGAGCCCAGCCACCGCCAGGCGGATCACCTCGACTGTCAGCGAGCCGAACTCGCTGACGGTCAGACCGCCGGCGGCCTTGAGCCGCGCGGAGGCGATAAACGTCAAGACGGCGGTCTGGAGTTGCTCGGGCGTCATGCGGTCGGTCCCTTCATGGCTGCGTCCATCCGGGCTGCGGCCTGCTCGGCCTTGAGGAGGGCGGCCCGGGTCGGGCTGGTCGATGGGATGGCCTCGGGGCTGTCGTCGATCCAGACGTCGACGGCGAAGCCAGCGGCCTTGGCGGCGTCGGCCTTGGCCGTGTTGGGCCCACACAGGATCAGGGCCGAGAGGATTTGGAACTCGTCACCGAACGCGGCCCGGATCGTCTGCCGGTTGTCGGTTGTGTCCTCGCGGCGGGAGATACAAATAACCTCGACCTGCGCGATCTCTGCGGCCTCAAGCAGCTGGTCCCACATGGCGGGGTTTCGGCTGTAGGTCTGATCGAAGTCGATGCAGATGGTCATCTCTTCCGCCTCCAGATGTCACGGGCAGGAACAGCCACACGCGCCGCCGCGCCGCAGGTGCAGCGGAGATACTGGACCGCGGAATCCCCCGACCGC